TTAATGACAAGGGTTCAATGGTTATGAATTCGACATATTCTTCAAGTGCAAATACAGTTCCAATAAATGTCGTAGGTGCAGCAGATTCGATTACTGGTGTTACAAGAATATTTTCTTTATCATCGACAAATGCTACAGTAAATATGTTTGATCTTCGCTATCAGTTGAGACTGCATGAACTATATGACTTTACTTCAACATCATATGTCAATTTCGTGTTGACACAGCAACATCTACGCACATTGGACATGTTGTTCTCTGGTGAACAACCAATTAGATTCAATCGACATCAAAATAGATTGTATGTTGATTTGCAGTGGGGCACAGATATTCAAGCCGGTGAGTATTTGATCGTTGAGGGATATAAGATTATTGATCCAAATTCATATACGGACGTATATAATGATCGTTGGTTGAAGAGATATGCTACTGCGCTCATCAAGCGTCAATGGGGATTGAATTTGAAGAAGTTTAGTGGTATTCAGCTTCCTGGCGGTGTTCAGCTAAATGGACAGCAAATCTTTGAAGAAGCAGAAAGTGAAATATCTTCTCTTGAACAAGAAATGCAGAGCAAGTACGAACTCCCTCCAGAATTTATTTTGGGCTAGGTGGCGCAAAATAGTGACTAAATACATCATATTCTTGTTATAGGAGATTATGATGGAAAAAACAGGTTTTATATATCTTTGGTTTGATAAAAAACACAAAAAATACTATCTTGGTTGTCATTTAGGGGAAATAAATGACGGATATATCTGCAGTTCAAAATGGATGCGAGATGCGTATCGTTATCGTAGTCAAGATTTCAAACGCCGTATAATTCAAAAAAACATAGATAAAAATAATCTTCTAGAAACTGAATATAAGTGGCTTCAGTTGATAAAAGATGAAGAACTTGGTAAAAAATATTACAACTTAACAAAAAGACATTTTGGTCATTGGACAAATCTAGAAGATGAAAAACGATTGACTATAAACGAAAAGATTTCAAAAAATACAAAAGCTGCTATGTCTCGTGATGATGTTCGCGAAAAAATGGAAGCTATTTGGGAGAAGAATAAAGATAGAGTACAAAGTGAGGAAGAGAAAATAAAGAGAGCTAATTCTAATAGGGGTAAGAAAAGAACTGAAGAAACAAAAAGAAAAATTGGTCAAGCTAATAGTATGAGTTTAAAGGGTAGAAAGCTTTCAGAAGAAACAAAGCAAAAACTGAGTGATAGATTGAGTGGTGAAAATAATCCATTTTTTGGTAAGAAACATTCAAAAGAATTACAAGATCAGATAAGCGTGAAAATAAGTGAAAAACTAAAGGGACGTATTCCCAAAAATATTGATATGTTCAAGAATTCTTTTTGGTGGAATAATGGCATAATAAATAAAAGAAGTTCTATTTGTCCAGGAACTCAATGGGTTAAAGGTAAAATAAAGAAAAAAGTATAACATATGGCAGTAAATCACTACTTCAATAATTTTCCAGGTGTAGTTACGCAAGAACAACTTCTTGCCGAAGATCTTATCATCGAATCCATAAGACAATATGGTGCTGATGTATATTACATACCAAGAAAATCTTTAAGCGATGAAGATTTGATTTACGGCGAAGATCCTGTAAAGCTTTATAATGCTGCATATTCGATGGAAATGTACATTCAATCAGTTGCTGGATTTGAAGGTCCTGGTGAATTCTTTAGCAAGTTTGGTCTAGAAATTCGCGACTCCCTTAGAGTAATTGTTGCTCGTCGCACATACGAAAAGTATGTTCCTGTTGCAGCATATCCAAGACCTCGTGAAGGAGATCTTGTTTATATTCCAGCTTTAGCCAATTTATATGAAATCAAGTATGTAGAAGAAGAAAGAAACTTCTATACTCTGGGTCGTCGTCCTCCACTATTTTATTACTATGAATTGAGTATGGAATTGTACAAATTTTCAAATGAAAGATTTGCAACGGGCGTCAAGGAAATTGATGATGTTGGTCGCGCATATTCGTATACACAAAACATGGCAATGGTTGCTGGAGGAAGCGGCGCATACAAGAGAGAAGAGATCGTGTATCAGGGTTCAAGCCTAGCATCAGCAACATCGACTGCGATAGTGAAAAATTGGTTCCCATCAAACAATATGCTACAATTGATCAATATCAAGGGTACTTTTTCTACAGGAGCTAATGTCATTGGATCAACATCAAATGCCAACTTCACATTGACTACATTCAATAGACAAGATTTCGACGGAGTATCTGACGAATTGACAAACAATCTTGAGATACAAACTGATGCAAATGGCATCATTGATTTTACCGAAACTAATCCATTCGGAGAACCTTGATGTCTGGAATATTTGGCAATCATTTCTATCATCGCATAACCAGAAAGATTGTTGTTGCATTTGGATCACTATTCAATGAAATTCAACTTGTGCGATACAATAAGGCAGGAACAACGGAACTTGAGCGTGTTCTTGTTCCCATAGTATATGCACAGAAAGAAAAATTCTATAGTCGCATAAAAGGTGATCCAAATTTGCTAAAAAGCATTCAGGTAACACTACCTAGAATGTCTTTTGAAATCTCAGGCGTCGATTATGATCCTTCTAGAAAACAAAGTAGCATGATACGAAACACAAATCTTGCTACTGCTACAAATACAACTCAAAAAACACAGTACATGGGCGTTCCATATAATTATGATTTTAGTCTTTCAATATATGTTCGTAATATTGAAGATGGTTGGCAGATTGTAGAACAAATCTTGCCGATTTTCAATCCCGACTATACCATGACTCTAGATCTTGTTAGCACAATGGGTATCAAGAAAGATGTTCCGATCATATTGAAGTCTGTTAGATATACTGTTGATTCTGAAGGACCACACGATCAAGATGCAACTCGTGTTGTCATATTTGATTTGACATTTACGGTCAAAGCAATGCTATTTGGTCCTATTTCAGATTCCAAGATCATTAAAAAAGCAAATACGAATATGTATGGTACATTCTCAAGCGGAACATCTGGTGGTTCTTCGATATATGTTCTAGATCTTCAATCGGGAGGATTTAGTTCGTTCAAGACCGGAGAAACAATTTGGCAAGGCACTTCATATGAATTTGCTGATGCAAAAGCTGAAGTCATTGAACATGATACATCAAATAGAAAGCTATACATAAAAAATGTGTATGGATCGAAAAATTCGTTTGGTGCTTTTGTAAGTAATGTAGAAATAACTGGCGCGTCATCTGGAGCTAATTGGAATGTATCAAGTTCGTATGTTTCAAATATCAAACTGGTAATTGCAACAGTTGTTCCAGATCCAACAACTGCAAATGTGAATAGCGACTTTGGATTTACGGAAACAATAATAGAATTTCCCAATACACTAGGATTATAATGAGCAAGATTGATGATAACTTGAGTGAGATATTAAATATCGAACCAGTAAAGAAACAGGAAGTGATTCCTGTTCAAGTAGAACCTCAAAATGATACGCAAACGGATTACGATTTAAGTCGTCAGACAATTCGTAATCTTGTTCGAAAAGGTGAAGAAGCACTTGATGAATTGCTCTTTGTCGCTAAACAAAGCGAAAGTCCAAGAGCATATGAAGTTGTTGCTGGTATGATAAAGAACATATCAGAAGTAACAAAAGAATTGATTGATCTACAAAAGAAAATGAAAGAATTGAATGAAGATACACCAAAGTCTTCTAGTGGCGTAAATGTACAAAATGCAGTATTTGTAGGATCAACAGCAGAACTTCAAAAACTATTAAGACAAAATAAAGAACAACAAACCGATGGCTGATACTATTGCATATATGTCTAACCCCAATCTAAAACGCGCAGGCGTCAAGATTGAATGGACCGAAGATCAAGTCAAGGAATATGTGAGATGTTCCGAAGATCCTGTTTACTTTGCATTGAACTACATCAGAATCGTCAACGTTGATGAAGGTCTTGTGTCTTTCAAGATGTGGAAATTTCAGAAACACATGCTTGAAACATTTCATAAGAATCGTTTTGTCGTTTGCAAAATGCCTAGACAGGTTGGTAAATCTACAACAATCATTGCATATCTTTTACATCAGATTCTATTTCGTGATAACACAAGCGTTGCAATGCTTGCAAACAAAGGATCAACTGCTCGCGAACTATTGAGTCGTCTACAGCTTGCATATGAAAATTTGCCAATTTGGTTGCAACAAGGAATTGTGACCTGGAACAAAGGTAACATTGAACTAGAAAACGGATCAAAAGTTCTAGCTGCTGCAACATCGTCAAGCGCAGTTCGTGGAGGATCATATAACATTCTGTTCCTTGACGAATATGCGTTCGTACCAAACAATCAAGCTGATCAATTCTTCAATTCTGTGTATCCTACGATTTCTTCTGGTAAAACATCTCAGGTTCTTGTTGTATCTACGCCTAACGGTCTAAATCATTTCTATCGTATGTGGGCGGATGCAACTAGCAAGAGAAGCAATTATGTTCCGATTGAAGTTCATTGGTCCGAAGTTCCGGGGCGTGATGAAAGATGGAAAGAAGAGACAATAAGAAATACCTCGGTCGATCAGTTTAGAGTCGAGTTCGAAACCGAATTTGTTGGGTCTTCTCACACATTGATATCGGGTTCTAAACTCAAGACGCTGGTATTTAATAATCCAATACGTCAAGATGGTAGATTGGATATAATCGAAGAGCCAGAAAAAGGTCATACATATGTTGTTACAGTTGACGTTTCTCGTGGTCAAGGACTTGACTATTCGGCATTTTCCGTATTTGATGTAACGAGCATACCATACAAACAGGTTGCAAAATATAGAGATAAAGAGATCTCTCCTCTACTATATCCAACTTTGATATTCAATGCAGCTACGGCTTATAATAATGCTTATGTGTTAGTTGAAATCAATGATATTGGTCAGCAAATATCTGATATTATACATCATGAACTTGAATATGAAAATCTTGTCAAGATACAAATCAAGCCTAGACAAGGTCAACAAATGTCATTTGGCCACACGAAAAAGATACAATTTGGTGTCAAGACATCTGTCGCTACAAAGAGAATTGGTTGTTCAAACTTAAAAACATTGATTGAAAGTGACAAATTGTTGATCATGGATTCAGATACCATCATGGAATTGATGACTTTTGTTGCAACTCGCGAATCTTTTGCTGCGGAAG